ACAGTTCCAATTCAAACTGTTAGATTCCTTCCAGAAACGTAAACCTATTAAGATTGATAGTTTATTTACTTTCTTTGTTAATAAAAATAAGTACTCCCCTACTCAAGTAACTAACTTCTTTAAATCTATAGATATTGATCTTTATAGTCCAATAATCTATGGTAAGCCTAAGAAGTTTACATTGGAATAAGATGGTGTTTATAAATTCATTGTCTAACTCAAAAGAAGATACTTTTGATCAGTGTAAATTTAAGTATCTCGCCAAGTATGTAGATCATATTGATCCTACCACAGAAGTTAATGATGGTAAGATGGTCTTCGGTAATTTTATACACAGGATCTTTGAATTAGGATATAAAGCCACAACCTTTAAAGAACTACATGATATTGCCGATAGCATCAGAAGTACTTACAAGTTTGATAGATCTTTAGAACCTAAGATTGAAGTTTGTTTTAAGAACTTCTTAGCTTTCTCTGCTGGATTACCTAAAGATAACCAACCTCTCCCGGAATGGTTCTATCAGATTCAATTAACAGAGGATATTATCTATCAAGGAGTTATAGACAGACTTATACTTGGTAAAGATAATGGATTACTTATCATAGACTGGAAGACTGGGGCACACGAAAAGAGCAAAGGTGATTTGTTAGACGACCCTCAGCTTTTAGGATATGCTCTAGCTGCTCACTTAAAGTTTAAGGTTCCATTTAGCAAGATAACCTGTGCTCACTACTATCCAGTAACCGACCATTTTATTAATATTCGTTATAATAAAGCCCAAGTCTTAACCTTTGTAAGGGAAAAGAAAGACAAGGTATGGACTATCAGAAAATTACGAAAATCTGAGTTAATGCCATGTAAGAATGAGTACTGTAATCAGTGTGAATACAAGGCCCTATGCCCTCTATTTGGCGGATCCAAGATACTCTATGAACAAGCCCTTAAGGATAAGAAAGAGTATGATCCTAATAACCGATATGGTGGCAAAACTCCAGAGTTATTAAAATATGAATTATAGAGATTATATTAGAACCTATGTTCTAAATTTGATTCCTGGTGGTAGAGAGAGTGGGGATGAATATGTAGCACCTTCTCCATTACAAAAAGACGATTTTAAGAGACACTTTTCCCTTAATATGGAAAGTGGTCTGTGGCAGGACTGGAAACTTGGAGAAGCAGGTAATTTATTTCATTTAGTTTCCATACTTAAAAATGTACCATATGAAACTGCGAAGCAGATGGTACTTTTTAAGTTATTTGATAAACTAGATTTTGATTTCTTTCCTAAGTCCAATAATCCAACTCCAACATCTTCAATTAAACAAATACTAGAAGAATCAAAATTAGAAGAGGTTAAACAAGATTGGATTGATAGTCCTGATGAGGTTAAGTTTAGAGCTTTAGGATTTTTAATTGAAAGAGATTTATTAGGGGGCTTTAGACAATATTATTTAGCTACAGATGGACCATTAAAGAATCGTCTAGTAATTCCTTATATTTCTGATAATAAAATATATTATTTCCAAGCTAGGAGATTATTTGATTATCATAATCCAAAGTATCTCACTCCTTCAAGTGATTGTGGAATAGATAAAAGATCTATACTTTATCCATTTAGATCAGATGTTAGTTTTCTTGTAGTTACAGAAGGTCCAGTAGATGCTATTACTTTACAGTGTGATGAACTTAATGCAACTTGTATAATGGGATCTCATATAACTAAAGAACAAATGGACTTGTTAAAGCAGTTTAAAGGTAAACTAATAGTTGGATTTAATAATGATGATCCACGAAAGTATCCAGGTAAAACTCCTCCAGGACTACAAGGATTACACTACTTTAGTAAGGTAGCAAGACAAAAATGCTTATCTGAATTTTACTACTGTTTTCCACCAAATCCTTATAAAGATTGGAACGATATGTGGGTTGCTGGAGAATCTTGCAACGACTATATTTTTAAAAACTATAAGAAATTTGATACTTTTGAGTGGAAAATGAAATTAACTAATAATGGAAGTGTTAATTTTACCACCAGCGGAATTATACAAGGAACAATTATATAATTAAAAATGGCATCTCTGGCGTAATTATAGATTCAGCAAAAATATCATATTTAACTTGAAGTCTATATTCTCCTCTTTGATTACCAAGACCTGCAATACCTAGAAGATTATTAGTATCAAAACTAAGAATCATAGTGTCATCGCCTGTAATATTAACCAGTGAAGAAGTGTTACCAAAAGAAGAAACAATAACCCTAGAAGAGAGATTAGGATCTGAATTGATCTTAGTAATTTGGAATTGAGGATTATTGACCACAGATTCCTTAAAGAGGTTTTTAATTGAATCATCAATGTTTCTATTCTCCACAAAGATATCTGTTAGTACTTTAAGATCAACTCTAGAACCTAGATATATTTTTTGTGTAACCAATCTATTAGATGGTTTTATTTGTAACTGTTCTACTACTGCTTTAAATGTGTCGTCATGTAAATTTACATAATTTACAATTATACTTGGTCTTCCGCCTTGAACCTGAATTATAGTCCAGATATCTACGTATTGCCCAATACCAGAACATCCATTAGGGATAGTATGGCCGTTCCAAACTCCTGATAGGTTTAAAGTACCATCTAGTACTACGGCATACTGTCCCTGGCCTAATTTATAAATTCCGCTTGCTCCTGTGCCAGGAACATAATTAGATACATTAAAAGATATATCCGAGGTATTTAATGAAGCATTAGCAAAGTTCATTAAGGGAGTAGCAGTAGGAAGATTACTAGCGTCTAAGATAGTGGATAGTTCAAGACTATTTCTAAGATAAACCGATACTGCACTTATCTGATAAGGATCAACGTAATTGGCATTATTTAAGAAAAAGGTTCTTAATGCTACTTTAGCTAAAACCGAAGGGTGAGCTATCCTATCTACACAATTAGTATTATTAACTAGTACCATTAAAATCCTCTATTATATTTAGATTAAATTTAATAAGAATGATTTAATTTCTTACTTTTCGTTCTGCTTTTCTAGTTCCTCAGTAAAATAACGAAGAAAGGTTAACCTTTCAGTTCTAGTTAAAAGAAGAGAATCAGAATAGGTAAATCCTAGATGTTTAACCAAGATATAAATTTCCTTTAATAGAGCTTCCTGGTCTAAGTATTCTATTAAGTCTCTGATAAAAAATCAGAGGTCAATGGGAGGGCAATTATATTCTTAATTTGGCATTTATCACATTCAAAGGCCACGGTAGTTTGAATTCCATACTTAGTCCCTAGAATATGCTTTAAAATCACATTTGTATCCCCAGACTTTATTTTATCCAAGAACTTAGTAATTATAGTTTGATCAGTATGTTTATCAACCTTACTTACAAATCTCCATAAGTGGGTTAAAACAGCTTTTTGATCAATAATAAATAATTCGTCTCTAACCTTTGGAAGTCTAACTAAAACCTTCTTTTTACATAAAGGTAATTCTAATTCCATAGGATCTGTATAATCGTCGGGAAATGGAACTACTGGAAGCTGTGAAAGTACTACAGTTAAATCATTTATAGTATTACAAGACTTACATGGAACTGGAGCCTTTAGAGTATCTCCACTAGAGATCTGTCTTAACTTAATAAGTATGAATAATTTGTCTAATAGTAAAAGATCATTGATATCAATGTTTGGAACTACTCTAGTCATCAAAGCATTGATCGGGTCAGCTATGCCCTTCTTAGCTGAAATAACTGCTAACTCATCTCCTAATCGAATAGGTTTAATAACGATTGGACCTTTGTACCCATAGAACTTACTTTTAGAGGGTAATTCTATTTGAACCGTTACTTCTGAGGGTTCTCCTAGTAATTCATCAACGATTTCGTCCTTCGATTTATTCTGTTTTTCTTCCATAAAATTTTAATTTTCCTGTATTATTATACTATGAGAATAGAAGTAGGCATATTAAAGTCTAAAATAATCACTGATAACCCAAAGCTTTTATCTCAATTGATAGAATTATATACCTTTGCTGTGCCAGGAGCCTATTTTAGCCCCGCTGCTAAAAGAGGTCATTGGGACGGTAAGAAGAAGTTTATAACTCCAACAGGCACATTTCGTAGTGGATTATTAAATAATATAGTTAGAAATTTAAATAAAATAGGATGCAAACCAGATATTAAGTTTAATTATCTTAACACTTCTATTAATGATTGTATTCCTTTAATTAAAAATTTAGAGTATAGAGATTATCAAAAAAAGATAATTAAGGATGCTTTAGGAAAACAAAGGGTTATAGTTAAATCTCCCACTGGATCTGGAAAGTCTCTTATTATAGCAGGAATTATTAAAACTCTCGAACCTATTAAAGGAGTTCTATTAGTTAATGCTGTACAACTTGCAACTCAACTTTATGAGTTTTTTACTAAAGACTGTAAGTTAAATAATATAGGAATTTGCTTTGGAGGTAATTATATTTATGGAAATATAATGATCTGTACTGTACAAAGTATAGAAAAAATCTTAAGCACCCATTTAGAGGAGTCTGAGATACTAATAGTAGATGAGGTCCATGAGTTTGCTAACGGAGATGTTACTTTAGCAGCTATTAACAGTTTTCCTAGTGCTAACTACAGATTTGGGTTTACTGCTACTGTCCCTAAAGATAAAATTGCTATTCATAATTTAGAGGGAGCCTTTGGAGAAGTGCTAGAATTAGTAGATGTTCAAGATCTTATAGAAGATAAGTTCTTAGCCAAACCAACTATTAATATACTTCCAATAGAATATGAAAAAGAGGATTATCTATCTTATAGAGAAATATACAGTAAATTTATAATTAATAATAACTTTAGAAATAATAAGATAAGAGAATTAGTAGATAATATATCAAAAGAAAATAATAAGGCTAAAATATTAATCTTAGTGCAAAATATAGAACATGGAAAACAACTCGAAACAAAAATTGAAGGTTCTAGATTCATTCAGGGATCCGACAATATTAGCGTTCGCTACGGAGCTATCAGATTTTTCACAGAAAGTACAAGACCAAGTACGCTTATCTCTACAAGAATCCTTCAAACAGGAATTAGCATTGACTCCATCACTCACTACATCAATGCTAGAGGACTCCTCTCAGATATCGCTACTATCCAAGCTCTGGGAAGATCACTACGAACCACGTCTGAGAAATGCGAAGTACACGTATACGACTTCCTCGACTCCATCCGGTACCTCTCGCAGCATTCAAATAGACGTATAAAAGCTTATAAAAAAGAAGGTCATACAGTAAATATATTACCAAAGGTAACTTATGTTGAAAACTAAAGAAGAAATGAATAAAGAACTAGGTAAAATAGCTGAACGGGATAAATTAAAAATAGAATCAGTTATTATTATTTTACAAGAAATTAGTAAAAACGAAGAATTAAGTGAAGAAGCAATTAATAAATTATCTGATTCTGCTCAATTACTAGGAAGTCTATCTATGGATTATTTAAAGAGATTTATTCGTATAATTAAACAAAATCATATGATTGATTAAGAATTTAATTTAGTAATAAAATACATTACTGAAGTTATAAATCCTAATACTCCAAATATTATTGAAACTGATATAGTCCATTTACCTTCTTTAGACAAAGTTAATTTTTCTATACTTTCAATAATATTATCTAGTTTAGCCTCTATAACTGAAACCCTACTTAATAAAGAAGGAGTTCCATTTCCTTCTTTTAGTATTTTAGCTATATCAGTAATATCTTCATTAGCCTTTTCTATGCCAGCCTGACAAAAAGATATATCTCTTCCATTAAGACTACTTCTCTCTGATAGTCCGTTCATTTTTTCACTTAACGCATTTATAGATTCCCAGATTTTATCCATTAAGTCATCTTCCTTTTAATTACTACATTTGCCCAAACTCTTGCACTATTACTAATAGACCCAGGACTTGTTCTTACGTTTAAAAATTTTCCTGCTGTAAGTATGGTAGATAAATTAGAATTTCCTACAGGTATAAGTACAGACAATAATTTAGTATCTACAAGTAAAGCAGAGGTCCCACTAATAAGAATTACTAAATCTGCTGATGCCGCAGTTCCAGAAGCAGAAGTTTGATATAAATGCCAATCAGTAATTACATAATCTCTGTCTGGATGAACGAATCCACCACTTGGCTCACCAACAACAGCGGCAGCGGTCCAAGTTCTCCAATATTGTCCAGAAGTATAAGAAAGACTTTGAAAGTGTATTAATTGATCTGTTCCGGCCCATCCTATAGCAGATCCATAATAAATAAACATTTCCTTATGTTCTGCACTAAACCACATTGACCCTGATGGAGGACTTGATGGAGCAGTAGCAGACGGACCCATTCCAATAATCATTCCATTAATATTTCCTGATACATTTAAATTTGTGGATACTGTTAAGTTTCCTGAAACCGTTACATTAGAAGAGAATGTTGCTCCACTTAAAGTAGCATATTGTGGATGATCATTGGCTGGATTTTTTAATCCTGCTAATGCGCTATGGTTAAGAGTAGAGGGTACCCAGTCTGTTCCATTCCATGTTAGTGATTGTCCAATGGCTACAGTAGAAGGAATACTTGTATCTGTTAGCCCACTAATAGTTATAGCTGAGGGTACCCATTTAGTACCACTCCAAACTAATGAATTACCTACTATTACTGATGAAGTTATTACAACATCAGATAAACCGCTCAATGCAGAGGTGCCTATAACTGGTGCTGCTGGATAAATAACACTTGAAGGTACCCATTTGTTACCTGCTGCCGACCAAGCTAGTACTTGAGCACCAGTCACAGAAGACGTAATAACAACATCTGACAATCCGCTAAGAGCAGAAGTACCTATTACTGGTGAAGAGGGATAAATTACTGTTGAAGGTACCCACTTAGCTCCTCCGGCTGACCAAGCTAATACTTGAGTTCCGATTACAGAGGATGTTATCACAACGTCTGAAAGTCCAGATAATGCAGAAGTTCCTATAACCGGACTAACAGGATAAATAACAGTTGATGGAACCCATTTATTTCCTGCTGCACTCCATGAAAGAACTTGACTATTAATAACCGAGGATGTAACTACAACATCATTTAAAGCACTTAATGAAGAGACACCTCCCCCAGCTCCAGGTGATGGATAAACCACAGTGGAAGGAACCCACTTATTTCCGGCTGCTGACCAAGCTAATACTTGAGTATTAGCAACAGAAGAAAGTATAACAGTATCGCTAAGTCCTGATAGTGCTGATGTACCAATAATAGGAGGAGAAGGATAAATAACACTTGAAGGAACCCACTTATTTCCTGCTGCTGACCATGCTAAAACTTGAGTTCCTATTATAGAGGATGTAATAACTACATCCGATAATCCACTAAGAGCAGAAGTACCAATAATCGGAGGAGTAGGGTAAATAACTGTGGAAGGTACCCACTTATTGCCTGTCGCACTCCACACTAATGCTTGTGAGTTTGTAACTGATGAAAGGATTACAGTATCAGATAAACCACTTAATGCAGATGTGCCTATAACTGGAGGAGTTGGATAAATAACAGTTGATGGAACCCATTTATTTCCTGCTGCACTCCATGACAATACTTGACTATTAGAAACAGAAGAAGTTATTGTTACATCATTTAATCCGCTTAATGAAGAAGCGCCACCGCCGCCTCCACTAACAGAAGGATAAATTACTGTTGAAGGTACCCATTTATTTCCTGCTGCTGACCAAGCTAATACCTGAGAATTAGATACGGAGGACAATATAACTGTATCACTAAGTCCAGATAATGCAGAAGTACCAATAGTAGGGGGAGCCGGATAAATAACTGTAGACGGTACCCATTTTGCTCCGGTTGCACTCCAAGCTAATACTTGAGTATTAGCAACAGAAGAAAGTATTGTAGTATCTCTTAAACTACTTAAATTAGCAAAAGTAGCACTAGTACTATTATAATTAGAATAAGAAATATATCCACCAGGAATATCTTTATTCCCAGAAAGTTCTACCCCAGACCCGTTAACAGTTAAAGTTCCTGTTCCTCTAGGAACTATATTAAAATTCATACTAGCATCGGTACCTGTAACTCCGATGCTAGGATTAGTTCCACTAGGACTGCCACTAATATTAAAATAACTATTTCCTACTAAGACTCCTGGATTAACTATTATTAGAACAGGATTATTACTTGCGTCCCTTAATCCTGTACCAGTGTTAAACTTTAAATTAGCGACACTGTTAGGATTACCAGAGGCAATAATAGAACCTGTAAATGTTGCGCCACTCAAAGTAGCATATTGAGTATGATCATTAGCAGGAGAAACTAATCCTGTAAGAGAACTATGAGCAGTAGAGGATATTGATACTGGAAGAGTAGATGGAATCCATTTTGTACCATTCCATGCTAATACTTGATTAGTGGAAACTGTGGAGGTTATTGTAGTATCAGTTAAACCACTAAGAGCATTAGCACTTGCAGCAGCTAATATTAAAGTAGAAGGTACCCACCTATGTCCAGCAGCACTCCAAGCTAATACTTGCCCTGTTCCAACAGAGGAAAGAATAGTAGTATCACTAAGAGCACTTAAACTAGAAAATGTTCCACTAGTGTTTTGATAACTTGAGAAAGAAATATATCCACCAGAGATATCTCTATTTCCTCTTAATTCAACTGTAGAAGTATTTACCTTTAATACTCCTGTACCCTTACTACTAACTATAAAATCTATATTAGTGTCTGAACCAACAACAGCAATAAGAGGAGAGTTTCCACTAGCTACTCCTTGCATATTAAAGTAATTAACTCCAGATCCTACTAAGGATCCTCCGTCATTAACTATAATTACAGGATTATTAGATTCATCTCTTACTCCTGTTCCTGCATTGAATCTAATATTGGTAAGTATAGCCGCAGTTGTAGATGCAGTTAATACTCCCGTGGTCTTAAGATTACCACTAAATATAGATCCACTCAAAGTAGCATATTGAGGATGATCATTAGCTGGATTTACTAATCCACCTAAAGAACTATGGAATAATGGTCCAGCACTAACAGCAATTCCATTTACTTTAAATACTCCAGATCCTTTAGTACTAACATTAAAATCTATGTTAGTATCAGTTCCAACTACAGCTAATAATGGACTATTACCACTAGCAACCCCTTGAAGATTAAAGTAATTAAATCCTGATCCTGTTAAATCCCCACCATCATTAAATATAAGTATAGGATTATTATTTGGATCTCTAATTCCAGTGGCACCATTAAATCTAACATTTGCTAATTTAGTAGGATTAGCAGAAGCAGTTAAGAAACCATTAATTGTAACTGATCCTGGAAAAGTAGCTCCACTCAAAGTAGCATATTGAGTATGATCATTAGCAGGAGAAACTAATCCTGTTAATGCGCTGTGAGCAGTAACTCCACCTCCACTAACAGGAACTCCATTAACTTTAAACTGACCAGCACCTTTGGTTGTGAGATTAAAATCAATATCCGTGTCTACACCCTCTACGGACATAAAAGGAGGACTTCCACTAAATCCAGCCTTTATATGAAAATAATTTACCCCACCACCAGAAGTACCAATATCATTTTGAATTAATACTGGATTAAAGGAAACATCTCGTATTCCTACTCCATCAATAAATTGAATATTTGATAATCTAGTTCTAGAGGCAGAAGCAGTTAATATCCCAGGAACAGTAACATTTTGAGCAGGAACCCAATCTGTACTACTCCACACTAAAGGTTGAAAATTAGATGGGGTAGCAACTATTACTACATCGGTTAAAGAACTGAGTGCATTAATACTAGATCCACCAATACCTAAGTTAGCCTGTGCTTCTGCTAAGGTATGACCGCCAGTTCCTCCAAACTGGATTCCTACTACTTCTTGATTACCTGTAGAAAACTCGGATATTCCGCTAGGAGTTCCTGACGGATCATATGCCGCTCTAAGTGGTATTTTTAATAGAACCATTCAAACTAAGCACCTACACCATCAATACCTTTAAGCGTATTATTTCCTTGCATTACCCCATAATTAATTATAATACTACCAGCGGATCCAGAAATATTACTCACAGTTAATTGTTTAACTCGTCTTGGAAGTACAGTTTCTATTCCTGTAGGTCCATTAACTACAAATCCTCCAGCACCAGAACTAGTTAAAGAAGTAGAACTAGGATTAATAGCAACTCCAGCATATAATCCAGACGGTTGAACGTACCATGCTCCAGCCGCACTAGCAGAAATTTGAAAGTAATTACTTCCTATAAAACTACCAGAAGTATCTCGTAACTCCACAACTGATACACCTGCTGCGGCTACTGTTACTATTTTACAATAAGTTTTTGCGCTAATACTATCCATTATTTCTTCTCTTTAGATTCTTTCTTTTTGGCTGGTTTCTTTTCTCCACCCTCTTTCTTTGGAGGAGCTTTCTTTCCTTTTTCTTCACCGCCTTTAGACTTGCCTCCGAATTCAGGTTTTTCGTCACCTTCTACTTCTTCGCCTTCGGCTGCTTCTTCTTCTGGACTTTCTTCACCTCCAAACGGTTGACCTTCCCCACCTTCGCCTTCCATACCGGGCTCACCACCCATTTCCATACCTTCTTCACCTTGAGTTTCCATTGGGTTAAATCCATTGTCAAATTCATCTCCTTCTCCCATATCTTCTCCACCAACTCCTAGAGCAGTTAAGAGATCTTTAATTTCCTTCATTTGAAGATTTAATTGAGCTAAGTCAATCTTAGTCGGGGCCATGTTGCCGTCTAGTGAAGTATTACCCATTGGAGTAGATAAGTCAGTAGTCGGTTGTCCTGCGGCCTGAGCACCAGCACCAGGATTTGGAGCAGTTCCTACCCCAGCATCAGCAGGATTAGGTACATTATTAGCATCCATAGTGGGGCTGCTAGACTCTCCACCTTCGGAATCCATATTAGCAGCACCAGGAACATTAGATGGCGCACCTGCGCTATCCTCTCCCTGATAACCAGTTAAGTCGGCAGGATTTTGTCCACCGCCACCTAAGCCACCTGCACCAGGATTAATCTTCTTTAACATTTGCAATATTCCTGCTACTCCAGCTAATTGTTGTCCAACTTTTTCAAAGTCTAAGAATTGGAGTAACATTGCATTTTCGTTTATATAAGTTTTAAATCCAGCAGTAGTAAATAAGTTTTGAATATAATCATTAAGATCTAAAGATTCAATACCAGACTTATTTTTTAATTCTTTAGCAAATTCCATTAATACTTGTTTTTGTACACTGTTCTTTGGAGATATTTTAGCTAATGCCTCAAATACTACAACTTGAGTATTAATTAAACTTCCAAAACTAGGCGGATCTTTTAAGTTAGCAACATTAATTCCATATCGTTCACTTAATAAATCTATTAGTCTTTGCTTGACTGGCTTCTTCATTTCAAATAGTTTAGAAATATAATTCTTTATATCCTTAGGAGTTACTGAAATATTTTCATTTAACTCTAAACTATTATTAATTACATTATAAAGATCTTTCTTTGAAGCTAGAGCTGCGTATGGAACTTCTGCTATTGCTTCTGCTAATGACTTTTCTACTTCTGAGTCCTTAGAGAGTACATTACCTGCTAATGAAATTAACTTATCATTAGTAGCCCATATTGAGGCAAAGTCTCGTTTTGATTCTAATAGTTCTTTCTTTAAAAGCTCCTGGCGACAGATCATTTCATAAATTGGTTTAGAGTCCTCAACTAAGTTAAAAGATAATCCTGTCTTTTCTAATATATCTAAAGTTACTTTCTTTAAATCAAAAGCCTTAGAAATTATATTGGAAAGTTTAATTCCATTAGTTATTTCAACTACTTTACCAATTTTATCTTTATTTTCTTTAAGGAAGTCAGTTAATTTAGGAGTTACTTCTATTACCTTGTGAAAGGTTGGAGATTTTAATATATTTTGTGATTCATTAAATTGTTTAATTCTACTATTAAAATCTTTTTGTCTTCGATCAAATTTGTACTTTAATTCCCAAGAGTCCAATACATCTTGGAATGAGGAGTTAGCTGAACTATAATCGTCCTTTGCGATACTATCAATAAAACTTGTAATCCTACTTTCTATGATAGGATTAATATTATCTGGATTATCAAATATTGAACTTTCTTCTACAGTTACATTAGATAAGTGAATCTTATCTTTATCTAATAGATAAGTTCCAGATATAATTTTATTGCCCTCAGTTATATAAGATACAGTTTTATTTTCTGTATCAACTGTAAATAAAACTGTATTTTCTCTTAATGATCGACCTAAGAGATCTCCTAGTTTTATTAGGGCGGTAATATTTTTATTGCGGGTTTCAAATACAAAGTCAAACATAGTGTATCTCTCTAATATTAATTATATACTTACAGACTTATTATAAATTTCTAGAAAATGCTCTTTCGATTATAGTTTTGGTCTTTTTAAATTCATTAAATCTACTTAAATCAATTTTAACTTCTTCCTGAGTTGGGGGCTTATTTTCATTAGATTCCTGGCCTCCAGCCTCAGTGTTAGGATTAGGATTAACTTCTCTACCACTCATAGGGGTAGGAGCTTCTCCTGGCAGACCACCGGGGGCTGGAGGTCCACCAAGAGGAGCATTAGGATTATTAGGATCTCCACCTCCCATAAGAGCTTGATTTTCTGCATCCTCTTGCATCTCTTCTTCTAATTGTTCTTTTAATCTTTCTAATTCCACTTCACTATAACCAAGATATTCTTCATAGATAGTTTTCTTGGGTAATAGCATTGTCCCCATTGCAGCAGAAATAACTCTCCACTTTTGTTCATCAATATCAAGTTTACGTTTCTCAAACATATCTGATGGGGAAGGTAATCTAATTCTTACCTTCTTAATCATATGTTCCGGGAAACCCTTTAATTGAAGATGGCGCTTTGCAAGTTCCTCTAATCCAATTTCAATAGATTCTTGTATTCTAATTATAGTTCTAGCAAACTTAACGTCTAATTGAGATAAGTTTGCTTTGCGCTCAGGAGACTTATCAAACTCAACAACATAATCCTTAGGAATTTTTAATACTCCAAGAAGTTTATCTCGGAAGTATTTAACGTCGTCTACTTCGCCTAAGTTTTGAGCACCGGGAAGAACATCAATCTTTGTGCCTTTGTTTCCTCTAATAGGAACAAAGAATGATTCGTCCATACTAAGAGGATTGTTCTGTGAGCCAATTTTATCGTTACTTAATTGACTATAAGTTCTTTCCTTCTTAAATTTATCTTTTAACTTTTCAATATAATTAGAAGTAGCAGCAGCAGGTAATCCTCCTACGTCTACATAGAATACTAGTCTTTCTGGTGCCCTAGAAAGACGATAAATCATCATAGCATCTTCCATCATTTTTAATGATCTGTAGATACTAATAGCACCTCCAGCAATAGATTTACCATAGGGATCATATGCTGGGTCTGAGGTATGAAGTCTAAAGTGAACGATTTGGTTCTTATCTAAACTTATATAATCAGTAGATTCCATGTCGGAACCCTGACTACCATAGGCAGCCCAATCACCTTTCTTAGGTATTTCTTGTAAGAAATCAGTTAAATATCCATATTCATTTTCTACTCTAAGAATATAACTAGGATTTAGAATTTTAATTCTTCTAATTCCAGCCTTAGGATTATTTAAATCTATAATATTCTCAATAAAGTTATCTCCATATTTAACTACGTTTCTAACTATACTCCAAAGATATCTTCTGAGTTTAATCTCTTCAAACATATCTTCAATTGTATCAATTACAATTTGATCTTCATGATCTACAGACCATTTCTTTTGATGATCATTTTGTTGGGTAGAATCGTCCGCATAAATATCAAAGGAGGCTGTAATCTCAGGATAAGTATCCATCTTCTCAAATTCTTGATATCGTTTCTTACGATTAATCTCAAACTGAGGAATAGTTGGATAGTTAATACTAATTCCATAGCCAGGATCAGTATTACCTTTAATTACTTCACTATGTTTAACCGCATCCCCAGCTAACGGATGCATAGGAGTTTGTCCTGGAGCGGTTTGTTGTGCTACATAAGGCGCAGCCTTAGTGGCGTAAAAATGAGCAAACCATTTAGCTAAATTACCAAAAGGTAAGAAGTAGCCTCCAGCAGATTGTGGGTTTCTACCAAAGGAAGTATATTCACCCTCATTAATTTTATTGTCGGCCATTAATTATATCCTAATATCCACTTATAATCTTCTCTGCTCACAGTAACTCCAGCAGAATCCTTCATATCTAACATAAAGGGATCACCTTTTTTATTATCAGGCTCTAAAGGAGATTCCCCTAAAGTATTTAATAGTGGTTTTTCAAATGGAGTAGACTCTGCTAATACTCCTATAGAATAAACTCCTACTGCTAAACTCATAACTAAGTCGTCCTGTTTACCTTCATCGGCTTCTGCTTTGCCACCTTTATTTACTATAAAGGAAAGTAGTTCATCTATAGTTCTTTGGGATTTTATTCTTATTTTTTGAGTTCTTATATATTCTTCCAACTTAGCTAGGGATACTTCTCTGTTTTTGGCACTTAAAATAACTCCAAACTCAGACTTAGGATCGTTAGGATCAATAAATAAGTTATCATATCCTATCCTATCAAATAAATGGTATTTTAAATGCATCCCTATAGTAGTCCTGTCCCAGGTTATGTAAGCATTATTATATAGCCACCCTTCCTTAGCCATTATGTCAGCAAATTCTTCTATTGGGGTTTTATTTGAATAAAACTCAGCCTCTATATTACCATTATATAAATTAATTATATGGAAGGCAGAGTAGTTACGTCCTAATCCTAAGGCCGGATCAGCACATAAAATATATTGATAATGTGGCTCTGGATCTTTCCATACTCTTAATCTATTATTAAGTTTAACATAATACTCAGTACTTATATTTTCAGTTAAGTGAGTTAAAGTCTCACCGTCAATAAAAGTATCACCAGTACCTAAGAACTGACATTCATACTCCTGTAGCCATCCTCTATAACCTACGTTCTTTCTAGTAGTCTCTTCCCATTCATTAATATCAATTGGTGGATCTCTACTTAACATTTCTTCATAAAGATCTTCATATCCTTTAGTCCAATGATATTCAGGATGTTCTCTCCAATGAATATCAATAGGATTAAAAGAATTAGATCCATCCATAGCATTTTTATAAGTCTCATAAAAGAATGCTCCTGGACCAGCCATACCATTAACCGTAGAAATAATTAAAGCTGCTCCTCCAGTTGAAAGGGTAGGATAGGCAGCTTTCCATAATTCTCCAATAGTTTCAATAAATGCAGCTTCATCAACTACAAGCCAAGACCCAGAAATACCTCTAGAAGATGTTTTAGCTGACGGAATAGATTTAATCTTAGACCCAGTTTCTAATTCTAATACGTGTTCGTTTCTCTTTAAAACTCTAGGTTTTAAGAAGGATGGAAGTTCATCAAAAGCTAAAACTATTCTTTCTAATACTTCTTTTGATTCTCTATCTCCAATTGATAAGATAGGAATAGTTTTATGGGTTCTAAAGATTGCTAACCAAGTTGCATAAAGACTAGCAATAGTAGTAGCTCCAGCCTGTCTAAACTTTCTAACTATATTAAATCTATTGGCCTGTATTGCTCTTACTATTTTAACTTGGAAAGGATAAAGATCAAACTTAACCAAACCTCTAATAGGGTGGACTACATAAGCATAATTCCTCATATAGTACGCAGGACTTACACTACATCTACGAAACTCTTCTCGGATTTCGTCTAGATTCATTTCCTGCCAGTTTTTGGCAGATTTTAAATAGTCCAGATCTAACATATAGTATTATACCTTTATGTATGACATTTATCCAATAATATGTACCAGGAACGCAGAGTTAAAGCCCATAACTGAAGAATTGATAAGTTATTTTAATAGTTTGGATCACGGCCACTATCCAACAATGATGATTGGAGCATCATCTATCTTTAAGGGTTATGAAGAAGGATTATTAAAAATAAATCCTAAAAGCCAAGACATTATAATTTTATGTCATGATGATATTAAAATTTTAACTTGTATTGATATGTTTGAAGATTATTTAAAAATACTCAACAAAAAGGATACTGGTTTTATTGGTGTTGCTGGTACTTCTTATTTTAATGATCCCTGTGTTTGGTGGCAATCTCCTAGGGATACTTTAAAAGGAATTGTTTGGCATGGAGATGATCATGTTAAAGCTCCTGCTACTTATTTTGGTCCTTATGGAGAAGCAGTAGTTATGGATGGAGTATTCCTAGCTTGTAGAGCAGAATTGCTACATAAGATAGGAATGTCTCAACCAGACTATCTTCCCGGCTCATGGGACTTCTATGATATCTTAATGACTCTTAAAGCTAACTTAATGGGATACCACAATTATGTAGTTCCAATAAATATTATGCATAACAGCCCAGGATTGGGAATCTTACAGGATTCTTGGAAGAAAAATAGAGAAGCAATGGTAAATAAATTTAAGAAACACTTTCCGAGGAAAGTATGAGACACATTATGAATTTAAATCTTTTTTTAAGAGTTCCGTCAGAACCTACTAGATTAGCATCATTACCCCTTTCATCAAATACGGGTTGGACTAAAAATTGGAGAAGATTTAAAGAATCAACGTCTAAAGATTTACTAGGAGTACATAACTATATTAATCTCCAGAATGGAATATATGAAGGAGAGTTAAGTATTAATAATGGAGTTATTCCATTTGACGGTAAATTATATTTTACTGACATTACTGCTAATTTAGATGATCCTACTTATGAAATAAGAACTCTTCCTTATCCTAATTCTCAAATTGTTGGTAGAGCCTGGAGTATAATTAACCCTCTTGTTTCTGGGAATAATATATTCCTTCCTAAATGGTATTTAAAGAGAAGATATGTAATCTGTAAGGTAGGAACTCCGGTAGAACTCACAGACAGTATATTAAAATATAATAGTACTACAATCCCTAGTTCTGTAACTAATTATGGCCCATTTAATATGACTCAGCCTGTTACAGATAGGATAGATGAAAATCAAAGATGCACACTTAATAATAATAGTTTACTTAATGCTCTTAATACTGGTGCGGCAATTTATCTTACTGGAATTGCTGATGTAGAATTTGGTGCCTTTGGTGGTTGGATGCCTAACGGTTCAATCTATGGTGGAGCACCAGCCGGAGACGGTATTTATCCTTACACTGGCTTTGAACAATGTCCAGCAGCTATTCTTCAGCACAGAATAATGTACAATCTTAATTGGGATAGAATGCCAATTGCTTGTTATAATCTTGATGGAACTCCTGTTAGGTTAGAACAGTGGGCCACATTTAATGATTCAATTCCTCAGATAATGAAGGGTGAACCTACTAAACAAGGACAAACAGAACTAATTGCATTCTTAGATGGAGATTATAATACTTATCATTATAAGATTTATAATCCAGATTTAAATGGTACCTGTTCTTATGAGAATGGACTATGGCAATTCGCAGCATATGATATTGCCCATTTAAGGCGCTGTTCTCATAATGGAGAAGTAGTATATGAATATACCAAGAATCCTATGATCGCAGAAGACATGGATATGGTTACTGAATATATTCGACAGTTCGGTTGGGGTAATAGATCGGACTCTAAAGTAATTCCAAATTATCCAGGTGACTTTATTCCACATACACTAAAGTCAATGCTTTATGATGTTCAAACAAATCCAGGACAAGGAGCATTTGTTGATCGGGCTTATGGTTGGGCAATGTATCATCATGCTCTATTGAAACATATTAATCCTGACAACAACTTAGTTTTATCCTGGATGCAAGATGCAATAACTTTATTTGGATTAGCTGCTGATTCACATGGAATAGTACAAAGGGATTATCACCCTCCTTACATGCCTCCTAATGTTAATGGGACTCAAAGCTTCCATACTTCTATTATTGCTTTAGGAGCAATCGCAGTTGCTAGGATTATTCGTGGCCCATCAACTAGAACTGTATTATTAAATCTTTGTAATAACCTTTATAATCTTTTAGGTACAAAGCCATATGAATACGCTCCTGCGGAGGTAGGCCCTCCTCACTGGCTATGGACTTATGAGAATGGTAATTATATTGATCCTTTAGATGTTAATTTAGGGGACGTAAATGGAGATCCTACACATGTATTGGCTGTATTAGCAGAAACTAGCAGATTTGTAGGATCACGATTACCATTAAGTTATAGTCTTAAACAATGGGTTCCTGATACTAGCTTTGCTGCTAGGAAAGTTAGATTAGACGGAGTTCCCTGGAGTCAAAAAAATCAAACTGCTGGGATGCAATCAATTATTGATTCTCTTAATCTATGAATTTTTTAATGTGGGTATTTTTAGTTTATGGAATAACTTCCATAATTACTCAATCTAAAATTTGTAAATATCCTAGAAGAATATTTCCTGCTCTATTATCTTGTTCTATGTGTACAAGTTTTTGGGTGGGGATACTTCTTTATACAACGCCAGCCCAGCAAACTACAAATTTTATATGGGACGGATTTCTTGCTAGTGGAACTACGTGGTTCCTTTATAGTTTAACTACTCCTTATCAAGAAAGATAAAGTAGTCAACAGCCCTTACTGCAATGAGCAGTTCGGGGGAGCATAAATCTTTTAGTACAAATATTCATATTAGGTAAAAGTATAACATCCTACTTTAGTTACTACACCTTCTCCATTATCAACTTTAACATTACATAAAATTGGATCATTAATAGGAGTAGTCCCAGAAATTACTGTGTCACTCCAAAAATCTACAGATGAAGCATCTTGATAAGTTCCTGAGCTAGTAGAGAAGGAAATACCAGAAAAAGCACCTAAAGTAAATCCAGACCCAGTTATAACAAATGGGGTTGTGCCATTTCTACTTCCTGAGCTAGGAGAGAACGTATTAAATACTACTCCTAACGCACTCATATCAAATCCTAATCTTAAATATCTTAGTGGTCCTCCTCTAGAAGTTCCTGGGGTATATGTAAAAGGTCCCGTTTGTCTGCCACCATAAGTAGGCATAAGTGTTGGTGTATAAGATCCTCTTCTTTGCAATCTAAGGGCAGACACATAAGAACTTAAATTTAAATCTGGATTTATGCCGTTGCCTCCACTTATAGAGGAAAAATAGCTAACTGCATTAACACTAGAATTAGTAAATGAAACTAAAGTACTAGTAGAAGTAGTGTCTGGTGGGGTTAGTGATGCTTTCCAAGCAGCCAAAGATTCATCACCCTGAGAATAAATCCAAGCATTAGACCCAGCGGAGAGGAAGAAATTATTTCCAACAGAACTAGTAATAGATCTAAGAGTATTATTAAAACTATGCCAAATTAATTCTTCTGATCCACTTGTATTATGAAAGATATTGTTAATAAATTTAATATTTCCATATTTAACTGCATTTGGATCATTACGTTCAAATAGTACATTCATTCCTCCAAAAGCAGGAATAGCACTAGGATTACTTCCCCAATTATAAACTATATTACCATTAAAGGTAGTATTAGCAAATGATAATAATTCTGCTTGACTTGATCCATTATCATTATCATTACTTAAATAGAATGCTTTAGCATTATGGCCTCTCTTATTATGGGCTATTAAATTATAGTTAATATCAGATTGTATGACATTTCCACCATAAATGAAATTACCTCTTAATCCCTGAGTTGCTCCAAAGTTAACATAACCTTTAATATTATTTGCACCATCAGTAGCAATATTACTGCCTGCAATCACTAATGTGCTAGTAGTACTAGAAAGAATAGTATAGTCTCCTACTACTACCCCTGATCCTGCGGATAGGTGGAATGTAATCCCAACTAAATTACCATTTTCATCTACTGGAGCGACTCCATTAGTAACTATTCCGGCAAATATATTTGGTGGCGTATTTATAGATAATGTACTTGTGGCAGCATTCCAAGTTCCAGCATTACAAATCCACATAGTACCAATATCACCACTATCAATTTGTACATTTCCTACTATTGAACCTGCAATACCATTTGGCTGCCCTTCAAGAGAAGTTCCTAGTCCCCACTGTATAGCAGTATAAGTTTCTAGGAATAAATTATTTCTAACTTGACCTCCTGCTCTAAATTGTGAATCAGTTAGAGTACAAACATTTCCCCTGAATACTACGCCAGCATTAATATTTTGGCAGTATAGGTTGTGTCTATTGAAATTAGGATAAGAATCTCTTAAATCTCGTCTCCAACCATTACCATCAAAAATATTTTCTTCAATAAGTAATCCATTAACGCCATAAACATACATTCCGTGACCCTGGAACGTTTGCCCTCTGTGATGTGACTCTACTATAATATTTCTTCTAATAACAACATTAGTATTCCAAGAACTATCTGGAACTGCTGGGTTATTAACATTAGGAGTTCTTTGAATAGAAATATTATTAGTATATCCACTAACTAAACAATCTTCCACTAGTAAATTAGCAGTTTGTCCAAAAAATTCTATTCCAGTATTAGAATCCCCATCTACTATTCCAACATTACCATCTGATATAAATGCAATTCCATTAATACCAATATTTTGTGTTCCGGGTACACTATTCGATCCTGTGATTCCATTTCCTGACCCGGTGTAAACTAAAGGTCTCCCATTACCAGCCCCATATGCTCCTATTACCATTAATTCGGCAGCACTTCTACCTCCTCTATTTAAAGTTCCAAAACCAGAACCATCTCTCCACGTATCCCCAGCACTTAATAATAACCAATCTGGTCTTCCTGGTCTAATTAATGCCATTCCTCCAGCTATAGTTTTTTTTGGTCCATGAGTTGTTCCACTAACAAAGTTAGGAAAAAAACCATCATACCCAGCACTACCATTTGAATTACTTACATAAACTATACTAGTATCTAAACTAGAACAAAATCCCGTCCAACCCGTGGTAGCAGCATGAGACCCTCCAGCAGCACCATCATAATGATCAATATTATTATGAGACCCAGCAGCAGCAGTAATGGCTGGTAAAGCTTGATTAACCGCCCACTTTAATTGTCTTGCTCTTAGAGTTCCGGGCCAAGTATAATTTAAAGTTTGAACATCATCAATAGTTTTAGTGTCAAAAATACCTTGATTGGCTGCCGTATTTAGCCCTTCGGTTACATCTATGTGTAGCATATAGTTCTTCTTTTATCTATTTTATATAGGAATAAAACTTTTATATTGTTGTAAGTTTTCTTTAAAAAACTAGTATACCAAGTATTATAAGGTATGCTAGATAAATCAAAGACTTATTACCTGTGTGGCCCGATGGCAGGGTTTAACCAACATAACTATCCTGTCTTTAATGCAGAGGCCAAAAGACTAAGAGCATTAGGTTATATGATTATTAATCCTGCGGAGATAAATCCTTTAGTTTTAACAGATATTTATACAGAAGAGTGTTATAAATATCTTAAAAAGGATTTAAATATGATTCTAAATAACGCAGATGCTTTATTAGTAATGCCAGGATGGGAGTTTAGTTATGGATGCAATGCAGAGGTTAGTTTAGCCAAAGCTATAAAGTTACCTATCTACAATATTAATTTAACTATAGGAGATGGGAAATGAACTTTATAAAACGAGGATTTTATGTAGTCTTAATAATACTCTGTATAATATTAGTGGTTCCAATGTGGCTACTATTAGCCGTCCCATGTAAAGTATTGGAGAGTGTAATGAATTTTGGAAATTTTATAAACAACAAATTAAAGGAAGCAAAGAATGAGAATATTGAGTTTAAGTAGAAAATGTTATACAGTAGAACTTTCTCACGATGAAATGAGTAAGTTAGTGATTGATGGGTTGGGATATCCAGTTACCAATCCGGCACCCAAGGTTAATGATCAAGTACAATTAGATCACATCTTCCGTAGACTGAAGACTGAAGAAATGTTTCGTACAGAAAAAGCCTTGGCTGAAACTTCAAAGGTTTCTGATCCGGCTAAGAAAACTACTACACCTAAAGTATAGATGAAAGTATTAATTTATGG